CTCGAACTCATAGATTGGCATTAGATACCTGACACGTGCGACATGGCACATCCTTTAACTTCCACGATCCGCATTGTGCGCATCTTTCAGGCTCTAATTCTACCGAATCTTTCTGAATATCTCCGTAACCAGCACGAAGAAGTAATTGCACCAGATCATCAAAGCGCATGAAAGCAAGATACTGTGAAGCATCCTCGCCCATGTTATTCATGCGCACCACCACGGCTGACAGCTCTTTGCGGTCTGACCTCTTGATGACCTGACGCAACCACTCTTGGGGCTTAAAATCGGCTCTTGCCTTTACCTCAATGTCGAACGGGACATTGTGTATATCCTTGCCAGCCCCTCGACCAACGCTTGCGCTTCTCCACCAAGTCTGCAAGTAGGCTGCAACCACTCGCTCGGTACGAAAGCCTCGGTCTTTTCTGTGTCGTGTCATAAGTGATTTATATCTTCACACTTCTTACACAACCACACTGCTAACACCACTTCGCGAAAATGCTCATCGTAAGTGATGTCTTTGTCACATGAATTACAATTAATCCAGCCAAAGGTGGATTTCAAGTCGTAGGCAAGTTTCATGCTTTACCTGCGCTGTTAATTGTGTGGCACTTCTCGCACTTCCATTCGTTCTGCAACGCCCTAGCCTTAATCTGTGCAACTGTAGGTGGCGTATTGCATAACTGGCAGATAATGGCAAAGCCTAGTTCTTGTAAATCATAGGCTGCCTTTTCAGCAGCTTGTAACTGCTCATCTGTAGGGAATTGCTCCCACTCATCATCTTGATTACGGAAGAATAACTTACCCACGTTTCACCTGTGGTTTCCATGTGCCATCGGATGCCACCTCGTACCAGATAGGATCACAAGGGTCATTCATCTTAAAGCCATGATGGATGCAGCGCATGTGAGCCCACGCCTTACCACCAGCCTTGGATAACCCAGTCTTCCAGACCATTTCCTCGCCATGTTTGCAGCGTGGAATATCCGATTCCGTTGTGCCACCAAGCACAGATTTCACCATCTCGACTGCTTCCTCGACTGTCGCAGTTGGTTGTGCATCTCTTATCGTCCATGGATCATCCTCTTTAGGTACTGGGACATATTCCTTTGAGGTTTGAGCCATCTTTGCTTTAACCTCTGCAACTACATTCTGTGTCTTTGCGACCTCTTCCATGCTTTCCCTTGTAGCGGTCTTAGTCGAGCCTTTAAGCAGAATAATCGCCCTGCCTAAAGCTGACGTAGCAGTATCTTCGCAGTAATAACGAGCCATATTGCGGTTGTATAAATCTCTTGCGCCAAAGGCTATGTTTGATACTGCTGGAGTTGTGTCTGCGCTGTCTCTGTAGATTTCAGCTCTGACTCTGATGTACCCATTTACAGGATCATGAAACTCTGTGACTAGGTTAGAACGTCCCATTGGATAGTTCTCAATAAACCAGCGGTTTAAGGTTGCTACATCTTCGTAATCTTCTAGGTTAAACATATAAATCGTTCTCCTCTGTGTGCAGTTGCCCTGCTATGGCAACGTACGCCGCAAGGTCGATGTAAGTGTCTGGCTTTGCAGTTTCCATGCTTCTTGCGATTTTGACCAATGCCATACACATCGCCACCTGATAATCAGTAATGGGCATTTCGAGGTATGAAGCCCAGAGTGCGGCTGTCCTTGACATATTGTCGCTAGGGTGTCCGTAATCAAGTCCTCGGTCTTGGATAGTAGCTTTCGCTTCGTTGAGGTAATCACGGGCGTTCACTTGTGATCCCATGCCTTGATTAACTGAACATTACGAGCTTCTGAAATCCTGCGCTCGGCTTCTAATGCTCGCTCTGCTCTGCGCACCGCAATGCGCCCTGCAATCTTGCCGTGTTCGTGTCCTTTGGCGTAGCCAATAGCAAAGCCAATAAATGCGCCAATGCTAAACATTCCCATAAGTGCTGCATCTATATTCATTTCAAGCCCTTCTGTGTAACGTATTTCGTTCACCCCAGAAGTATTACATCAGACGGAGCAGACACCCGCCATGTTTAGGTAACGAAACGATAACGATTTCATCTACTGACTCATCGCCTAAGTCTGGTCTAGCGACCCCTTCCATAGACCTTCCCATTCACAATAAAAGTGCCGTTCTTCTCGATGTTAATCAAGTCCACCTGTACGCTTGAACCCTTGACGTACATGATGGAAAAGGCTTGCTGCCAATTAAAAGAGCCCGTAGAACCGCTGTAGAGCGCCTTACGGAAATCCATGAGGTTTCCCACCTCAACTCCATGTAAAACCCTGCCTATGCGCCCGCCAGAGGCTTCTGTGAAGGCGCTACGCCCTGCCCTATGGGTATGACCAGAGATGACGTTCTTGCCATGCCTACGGGCTGCTTCTAGGGCTGATAGCCCGCCTAGCTGCTTGATAGGTGTGTGGTCTCCATGGACTGCTATCCAGTTGGGTGCAATGTTCATTGGGTTCTTATGGAAGGTAATGCCTAGCTCATCGAACTTCATGAACTTCTCGAAGCGCAGCTCTGGCAAGGAGAGGAAGGATGGAATCTTCTTCATGATGATGTTGTATAAACGATCTGTGTGGTTAGACCTGATGCAGTCTGTAACGCCCAGTTCCCAAAGCAAGTCCACGCACCTGTCTCGGTCATCGCCGAGGGTCTGCTCGTAGGCTTGAGGTGTGCCTTCTGACCACTTGGATATGGTCTGGAAGTCAATCTCATCGCCAATGGTTACTGTCTGGTCTGGCTTAAAGGTCTGTAAGAATTTAGCGATGTTTCTAGTGACGTGCACATCCTCAAAGGGAACTTGCAGGTCTGAAAGTATTACGATCTTCTTAATCGTCATCCTCATCTTCGTAAGGGATGCGGTCTATCCGATTAGGTAACTCTGGCAGAATCCAATCAGGATAAGCATCACGATCAGTAATAATGGCAAGAGCTATATCTACAGCAAAGCCGCTTCTGCGCAAGGCTTTATACATCTCGTTGATACTGATTGCCCACGCGTCTAGCGCGTTGTAAGTGTCTAGGTCTATGACCTTCTTCTTAGCCATAGGATAAGTGTTACTTACCTAACATCTCGATTATGGTATCGACACGCACTTCAAGGCGATTGACCTGATCCTTGATAGATGAGCCGCCGTTAGGTTTTAACTCTGCAAGGTAATGCTTAATCATGAACTGTGTATAAGCAGCCAAGCCGCCTAGGACTGTGACTACTCCTACAGCCCAAGCTGCGAGGTCTGCTGCGCTCATTTCTTAGGTGTTGCGTATCCGAATACGCCCGCTACAACTGCACCAAGGATTGAGCGATAGTCCAGAGCAAAGTTCGAGGTAGTACCCCAGACTGCTAGGAACGCGCCAATAGAGATAATTGCTGGGTTCTTCATGTTCATACGCTGCCGCCTATCATCGGGATATTAAAGAACGAATCATCTGAATCGCCCTGCTTAGTGAAACTAATATGGCAATGCTTGTCGTGCGGATTAACTCCACGATACTTGCGCCAACGCCACCCCATGCGAGAGGAAGCAATGCGCCCTGCGAAGATGATGTAAGAGATTCTCTTATCTCCACGTTTCGCTGCAAGTCGTATCTGATCTGCAAGATATGGCATGAGGTCGGGCTTTGCTTTCCCAGATAAATCCCTGTCAATGTCAATGGCTCTGACGATGCCCTTTGCATCAGGATTGTGGTCAGAAGGATTAAGTGAATGAGCGAGATTGCCGATCCAGCCATCCGAGGCTCTATCGCGGTCTGGGTAACTATCATCGACCTGCTCCCTTAATTGCTGACCTGCTTTGCAGAGTTTAGGATTCATGCTCGATAATTACATGAGAAGCGTGTGCGCACTCCCAACGCTTTTCAGCGTTAAGTGTTAGCTCATCATGTCCACAGTCAGGCATCGGAGCAATAAAGGCATCGTCAATTGGATCGTAGGTATAACCAATTCCTGCATAGTTATAGCGGATGTTGTTATTGTAGGAAGTACGAACACACTTCTGTCCTCGATAGTTTCCATACCATTCTTCAGGCGTTAAGCCTTCAATGAGTTCTGTTTCATCCTTGCCGACAATGACTTCTGTGACAATGTTGTTGTCATCTAAAAATGCGTAATGTGCCATCAGACTGTCACAGTTCCTGTTCCTGCTGTAAATGTATAAACCTTGTACCCTGATGGAGTTGTCTTGGTATAAGTTAGACCGCCGCCAATGGATGTAAGGTCAGCAAAGGTATCCGCGTAGCGAATGATTACAATACCTGAACCACCAGAACCACCTGAACCTGCTCGCGCTCCACCGCCGCCACCGCCAGTATTGGCTGTGCCTGATACGCCACTGTTGCGATTTTCGTGTCCACCTTGTCCACCGCCGCCAGAACCACCTGCTCCAGCATCACCATCAGAGGAACCGAAGTAGCAACATCCACCGCCGCCACCGCCATAAGTTACCGATGAACCGCTAATTGAAGAAGATGCTCCTGCTCCGCCGTTACCGCCCTTAAAGGATGCGCTGCTAGTTCCAACTGCACCTGCGCCACCACCGCCAGCAGCAGGTAAGGCTGATTGGTCTGCTGGTGTTGTTGAACCACCTGCATAACCTTCTACTGGAGAATATGAACCTTGGTTTCCAGCTCCACCGCTACGAGCTGTTCCCTGTGCGATACCAGAACCACCGCCAGAACCACCAGTTGATCCATTGGTGTTTGATGCTCCACCTTGACCGCCGCCTGTTGCAGTTAATGAGCTAAACACAGAGTTAGAACCCTTTGTGTTTTGCGCTCCGCCGCCACCGACTGTGACTGTAAAACTAGAACCTAAAGAAAATGATGAGCCAGTACGATAACCACCTGCACCACCGCCACCGCCAGCACTAGCACCACCGCCACCGCCACCTGCGAGCAGTAAATAATCTGCTGTGCTTGGTGCTACAGGTGCAGGAGTGCCACCACCATGCATTGCTGTTATTTGATTAAGCAATTGCGCCCACCACGTACCAAGTGTCTGTGCCTGTCTTAATACATGCAGCAGACTTGTATTGTGCAAGAGTTGGCTGTGCGGCTGTTGCTCCAGCAGATAAGACTGTGGTTGTGCCTGATGTAACTGCCTTGATTGTGCAAAGCCCTGCGCCAATGTTTAGGACTGTAATAACTGTGCCAATAGGAAAGGCTACAGAGGCATTGGTAGGGATGTTAAAGGCAATAGCGGTTGCCTTGTTCATAATCTCAAGAACTTGGTACTGATCCGCTAGGACTGCTGTGTAGTCGGCAGTATTGGCTGTGCCAATGGTAAATGTTGGAAGGCTGTTATAGGTAGCCGCGGTTAATACGTCTCCTGTAGTGACTGGAAAGGTTGCCATATTGCTCCTAGTAGCTCAAAGTAGATGTGCCGATTATACCAAAGAGACTGCTTCCAATGATGAATCCATCAACTATTGGCTCTAAGGTCGTAATCGTCACGCTCATCTTGTTGGGTGTTATATCCCATGCAAAGCCCTGTGCTTGCAAGGTCTTAACGATTGTAGAGCCCTCTTGGGTTACATTCGTAATAGTTAGATTGTCAAAGTAATCCAAGCCAATAAGGGTATCGGTTGGTACTGCTGGATCTAGTAGATCAACTGTCATCTCGTCAATACGGATAGTGGTCTCTTTGCGGGTATTGACGTAGTTCTGAGCTGCGCCTAATACCTGCGCATCGGTCTCGGCTACAAGGTTCTCTTGGGTCAAAGCGTGTGGAAAATACTTGTCAATCGAGGACTGGCTAAATACGTTCTGTACTGTGCCGCCTATGCGGTTGAACTTCACATCGTTGATAATGAGCTTGTCATCGAAGGCGTACTTAAGGTTTTTGTATGGGATGCCTGTGGTCTGGTTGAACTCGATTGCTGTAGGTGCAAGAGTCTCGGTTACATCGCTACGGGACTTAAAGACTGCCGAGCCGTCTGGGCTCATGTAGAACGCTCCGAGCCCTTCAGAGAACTCCACGTTCTTAATAGCATCGAGGGTAATGCGGACTGTTGCAGGATCAGCAAGGCAGGTGGCGTCTCCTGTGCTTATCTGGCGCATGGAGTTAGGGAACTGCACATCGTCAAGAATCTTGTTAAGGCGTGTGCCAGTTGTCTGCCCTGCACCTGAATCGGCTACTGTCTGAATCTGGGACATCTGCAATAGACGAAAGCCATCTGTGCAGAGAATATCTACATAAGCTGTCTCTTGCCCTGTAGGGAAGGTGTACTTGTAGTCATTGACATAGCCAGAAAATAAGAAGTGTGAGGCTGTGGCAGTTGTAGCTGATACACGCACCTTACGCAATGGCACTAGATAGCCGTAATAAGGGCTGGCTGGGTTCTGTGGGTTAAAGTAGCCAAGCGGGTCGAGAACACGCACGATAGCCGTACCTGCGTCATACTGGTCTTTCATGATGTTACGACCACGCCTGATTGAGATGCTATAAACGTCAGGAGTTAGATCGACTGTAGGAATGATTACATCAGATGAGCCAAATGAATTAACGCCGATAACGCCGTTATCAGGTGATCCGATGACGAAGCCAGTACCGAAGGTAGCACCAGAGCTAAAGTCAAAAGAGACTGCTATCTGTGCAGGTAGGCTCATCCCGCAAAGCCACCAGTTCTGCGGTTGATGTAAGAGCTATCGCCTGTGGACAATGACTGGTTCTGTAAGCCCTTTGCAATGGCGTTGGTTACATCGCCTTCGCCTGTAATTTTAAGTTCGACAACGACTGGGTTATTTACGTTTGGATTGTAATTTAGACCAGTTAGAACGTTATAAGTAATCATGCCGTCAGACGGATAACTTGGCACGTTAGTTGCGGGCAACGTTGGAGTCGGTGCTGCGCTGGTTGGCGCGCTTGGGACTGGTTGGCTTGTCATGATTGCCGCAGCCTTACCAGCCAAGTAACTAAGGTAAGCATCGAGATACTCGAATGGGTTACGGGCATTAGGAAGGGCAGTAAGGAACTTGGCTAAGTTGCCAGAAGCATCTTGAGCTTTAAGAATCTGATCTGTGAGCTGTCGGGCTACTGCCTCATTGCCGTTAAGAATGGCTAGTTGAGCCTGTACTCGCATGGTTTCTTCTGCTGTCAATTTACCCTTAAGAGCTGCTACTAACTGAATCTGTTCTAAGTCAAAGATTGACGCAGATTTCTTGAGACTGTTCTGCTTCTTTTGCTCGGCTGTAAGTGCCTTAGTGGATGCGACCTGCTTCTTAGTTAGATTAGCAACTTCCTTGGCTCGCTTAGCCGCTGCCGCTTCAGCATCGCGCTGCTGGCGTGTGCGCATGGCTGTGCCTGCTGGAGAAGCAGACCGACCAGTTGAGACTGTAGGTTGGCGATCAAAGGTTCTGGCTAGTAATCCATCGCCACCAGTAATGCCACCGAATGAAGTAATAAAATCTAAAGCCTTGTAGAGCTTAGTCAAGCCGTTAATGGCTTGCGCTGTAGCCATTGTGATGGCGTTAATGCCTTTGGCTATGTTGTCAATAGTCTTGGTTGCATCGCTGGCTTGTGAGCCACCACCTAGTACTGCAAAGGCATCGACTAAGCCCTTGCCGATTTCTTCCTTAGCTCTTTCAGATGAGACCCGCAAAGTGTCTAACTTAAATGATGTAGTAGTCAGATAATCCTGCGCTGCACCAGCAGACTTGGCAAGCATGATGCCTAGAATCTCATTAAAGCTCTTGGTCTGTAGCTCTGCGCGAGTAAGTCCTGTGTTGTACTTGATAAGCCCACGAGTAATGCCTACATAACCCTTGCCTAAATCTGTGGTAACTGTGGCTAAGTCCACGCCTGATGCGCGGCTAATCTGAATAGCGTTGTTAAGTAGTTCCTGTGACTTGGTTAGTGATCCAGTTACGTTAAGCAATGACTGAAAGGCTGGACGAAGTATGTCATCCGAAATAGCTGCGCTCTGCTCTAAATCAGATATGAACTTAGTGACTTGAACCTTAGAGAATGAAAGTCCGAGATTATCGACTGCCGTGGATAATCTGCGAGCTGCTGCTTCATCGTCTGCAAAGGCTTTAACTGCTGCCTTGCCATAGGCTGCCATGGCGGATGCGCCAAGGGTAACGCCAAGGGTGCGCCCCAGTTTCTTGATTGTCTTGTCTAAGCCCTTGACTGACTTGTCTGCCTTGTTGATGCCTGTGGCATCCATAGTGGTAGCAATGCGGATTGCTAGGTCTGTCATGCCAGCCATTACTTATCCCGTCCCTTGAATATGTATTGTCCACGAGCATCTGACTTCTTCACGAATGTCATATTGGCGTTCTGGATAGCCTTGACAACTGCTGCGGTGGTTCTGCCTTGGTCTTGCGCCCATGCTCTAAACATCAAGCGACCCTTGGTCTTACGGGTTCTGCGTCCAGCGCTGTTGGATTGCTGTGAATCAACCAATGGCGGTAACGCGTTAATAAACTGCCGTCCTGCATTAGGATTAGCAGACTTATTGACTGTCTTATCAAGCTGCCATTCCTGAATAAACTGCCCATTACGATACTTCTTGACGCGCTGAGCAGGTGGCATACCTTGTGGGTTTTTACGTCCTGCGGTCTCATAAATAGCACCAGCAGCAGACTTATTAAAGATTGTGGCTAGTGATCTAAAGCCTCGCTTATTAGGCTTGGTAGGCGTTGTGCTGTAGCCGATGCCACGCTTCATAATCCCTGCGTTAAATGCGCGATATTCCCAGATGCCTGTCTGGTTGCCCCAGCCGCTTAAAGGTGATTGGGCTGGTACAAATCCACGCGCTTGATTAACAACTTTGCGAAGATGTCCTGCAATTTCCTTCTGGGTTTCCTTGGCTAAATCAGGTGCATAATTCTTAAGGGCTTTGCTAAGAGCGACTGCGTTGTCTAGTTCGACTGGCATTTTTTTGCTCCTTTGCTAAATCCGTTAGTACCTGTATATGAGCCTTGAAAGCCATCGGAGAAAGTTCCACGATGGTGTTGAACGGAACTCCATACTCGTAACTTAACCTAGCTGCGAGATAGGTGAAGGAATTCCGCTCTAGCCTAAAGGGTCGGACTCTAAGACCTCAACACTCTTAAGAGTGGAAAGGAAGTCCTCGCCAAAAGGCTTGACTGTTTCACCCGAACGTCTAATTGCTTCCCAGCACAGCCAATATACGTCTGACTGCTTCTGATCTTCAATCAAGGCTTTATGAAAGCCTTTCTTTGCGAAATTCTCAAAGCTGTACTCCAAGAGTGGAGTAATTTCATACTCCGATACTTGTCCGTCAGCCCTTGTAACTTTGAGTTTTGCCATAGCCCTTTATCTCCTTCTTAGAATGTGCCTGTGGTTGTTACTGCTACTGTACCAGAGACGTTAAATGTGAGGCTTTGTGTACCGAGATCACCGACTGCGCCGTTGATGTCTGTAGTGCCGTTGATAAGGCAGGTCATTGTGTATAGCGGGTTAGTCGCTGATACTGCTGTGCCTTTTTCCTGTAGAAGTACAACTGTGACGTTTGTACCCCATGCAGCCTGAAGGGTTGCAAGTACGTTGGCTGATGCTGTGTCGTTGAGGAAGTCGATTGTGACTGATGATGCTTCGAGACCCTTGACGAACTTGTGTCCTGAATCGCCCATCGCTGTGACTTCGAGTTCATCGAATGTGCGGTTGAGTGTGACTGCTGTAACGTGGTCTGATAGATCGACTGAATTAACCTTAACGCCGACCTTGTTGTTTAGAAATACTGCCATTTAGGTTATTCCTCGTCTTTCTTAGTGGTTGGTTTTGGTGCGGGTGCTGCTGGTGGAAGCTGACCGATTTTCGCTAGGAAGTCGGCTTGTTCCTTTGTCCAATCGTCCATTCGATTAGCTCCATTCCGTTAAACAACTTATCTGCACATTGCAGGTAAGTAAATCGCCTGTTGGTAGGTTGAGAACTGCTGGTGCGCTCACGCTACCGATATTAAACTTGATAGTAGATGCGGCTAGTAATTGAAAGACACGCACAATGTCATCTTCAATACCAGCGAGGTTGCCTTGGTTGTCTAGCAATGGCACAAGGATAGAAATCTGAAAATTAGCCAATGGGGCAATAGTCGAGTATTGGTTGTTATTGGGCGTTAGGTAAGGATCAGCAGGGCTGACGATTACAGAATTAGCAATAGGCGTTGCAGGTGGGAATGAGAATACTGACCACTTTGTATTGTCAGTAAGAGCTGCTGCAATGGTCGAGCGTAGGGTGGTTATCGCTGGCATCAGCCCACCATAGAGTTAGGGCTTAGGTAAGGTGCAAGTAAGCCACGAACGCGAGCCATGAGCTGATTAGACATTGTGTATGGGCTTGGAGCAAAGCCGTCAATAGATACGCCTTGTCCTGTTGGTGCTTGACGTGCTTGCCAGATAGCCACAGCAATCATAAGGCTGGCTTCCTGAATAGCAGGGATGGTCGCTGGATCTAAAGATGTTCCAGCATTTACAGAACCATAAGGGTTTGTTGCGTGTTTTGGCTGAACTGTGCCATTGTTGATGTTATAGCCAATCCAATAATCGCTTACGCCAGTAAGGGTATGACTGCCATTAAGATGAGCCTCGTTACCAGTTACAACGACTGTCTGACCAGTATAAAAAATGTCTTTGATATTAGAGTCAAAGTAAAGTTTTGCTGTGGTGGCTGTTGATTCATGTGCCACGTTAAAAAATGTGTTATTCCAGATAAAAGGAAGCAGCACGTTATCAGCAGCATCGCAGACTGACTGCAAGACAGCGTCAGTATAAAGAGTGCCAATACCAAGCGCGGTACGAAGCTCTGCAACTGTTGTAAGTGCCATGATTTCCTTTCTAAAGACTCAAGGGGACTGCAAGGGCTCTGGCAGCCCCCTTGAGCGACTTAGTTGGCTTACGCCTTGTTGTTTTTGAATGCGCCAGCGCCGACCTTAGTCGCGATAGCACCAAAGCCGTAGTAACCAATTGTTACCTGACCTGCGGCTGTTGATTCAGCACGTAGGCGGTATGTTGGTGACTCGTACCATGTGTACGCATCTGGGTTCACGATAAGTAGTGATCCATCCTTATCTGTGTTGTTTGCTGTTGCGACATTTGCAGTTACAAAGAGGTCAAGACCTGCAACGCGACCACGCAATGCGCTTGGTGTTGCTGAACCAGGCTGGTTCATTGGGTTTGTCACTTCGTTGTAGATTGGACGACCATTGTCGTTAAGTGACATCAGGTTGCTCCACTGCGAAGTATTGGCAATGATGTTGCGAGCGAATGGGTTTGGAAGTCCTGCTGTCGCATCATAGACAGAGGCTGCGCCGCGAGCTACAAATCCAAGCAATTCTGCTGCTGTTGGATATGTAACTGTGGTTGTTCCATCAAGTGTTGCACCTGCAACTAGAGCAGCGTGAACTGCTGTATCTGTTGCCTTTGCGTAAGCTGCTGCCATGTTGCGGACAAGCTCATCAAAGAAGGCTGGAGATGTGCGATCTAGCAATTCGACAGAGAATGTCTGCTGTCCAGCATACTTCTTAACATCGACTGAAAGGAACGCAGCGTTCTGATCTGTATCAGAGAAAGCAGCGTTTTCTGCTGTGATTGCAACTGTTGGCATTGCTGTGATTTTAGGAATCTCGAATGTCATGCCTGCATCTGGAAGAACCCCGCGTGAGATTGCTTCGATAGATGGACGGATGGTTGTTCCGAGTGGGTTGATGATTTCTGACAACTGACGTGTCGGTACGAGACCTGCATTGTCTGTTGTGTCATCTGCTGCGCGCAGATACTGACGTGCTGACTCGTCTCCGAGTGCTGCACGGATTGTGTTTTCCGCATACTTAGCTGCGGTTACTTCAATGCGTGGCTTTGTGTAAGCCATCGCTGTTACAGCAGGGCGAGCAGCTTCAACTGCGGCAGCCTCAACTGTAGGTGTTGCTTCGACTGCTGGGGTGGTTGATTCTTCCACGTTGGCTGTCTCGCTTTCTGTTGGTTGGTTGGTTTCTTCTGCATCAGATTCTTCTGCTGCAATATCAGTAACTTGAGCAGACTTAAATGCTGGCTCTGTTACTAAACTTGTTTCGACCAAGCGGGCGGCTGATACATAAGTAACGCCATCCTTGATCTTTGACTTGATGACTTCTGCACCGATGCTCAAGCCTGACTGCAATCCTTCTTCTGCAAGGATGAGGGCTTCTGTGCCGCGTTGTGAGCGACTTACAGAAAATACTGCGTGAATTGCATCTTCTGACTCGCTGAATGAGACCATGCGACCTAGTGGCTTCTTATTGTCGTGCTGTGATAAAAGACGAATCTTGCTAGGGTCTGCAATCTCAATTGAGCCAGACTGGAAGATGACTTTGCCCATGTTGGTTGATCCTGCTTCAACATTAAGCGGGACAATCTTGCCTGAAATAGTGCGGCTTGCTGAATCGGCTGTAAGTTCAGCCGCAAAAGTAATTACTTGGTTCATATCATTCCTTCGCTTCCGTTAGGTGTTAAATCAGTCATTTCCATAGCTTGTTCTTGGGTGATGAGCTGTAAATCCAGTAGTTCGCGGATAATTTGTAATTCCACTAGCGGGTCTGTGCGCAGATAGTTGTGGTCAATGTCAAACTTAACTTCGTTGCCACGCGCTGTAATGTCATCCATAGATAGACGATCTTCAATAGCGGTAATGTAAGGCTGCAAAGATAGTGTGAGGAACTGCTTGCGCTCATCCTGAACGTTGGCATAAGTCATCGTTGTATTTTGATCTGCCGAGACATAATAAGGCGGTACGTTGCAAAGGCGAGCAATCTGTGTTGCTAGATTCTGAATTGCCTCGTTGTAAAGCATCTCTTTAGGAGAGAACTGAACTGGTTGGAACTCAAGAGTGCTAGTTAGGTAAGCAGTTGAGTTATTCTGGCGGCTACGCTTCCAAGCTGCAAGAAGTCCGGAAACCTCGGCAGGTGGGAGATCCGCACCGCTATTCTTCAAGATTCCAGAAGCCATAGGTGTAGCAGCAGAGATAGCGGCTGCTTTCTGTACGTCAATGGCTGCGCGAATTGTCGAAATACCTGTGTTCAAGATTCCGTCATTAAGTGACTGGAATGTGATTAGAGAGCCAAGTCCATCCATCGGTACTGTTGTGCCATCGACAGCGTATGACTTAACAAAGATATTATCCCTGTCTAGTGTTGCTGTAACGCGGCTATTGGCAATCCAGTCAAAGCGAGATGGTCTGCCATCCTCTGCGTAAGTCTCGACTACTTGCCAAAATGCTTGACCATAGAACAATAGAGAATCGACTGTGTAAGCAATAGTTACGGATCGTGGCTGGTGATATGAAGGCTGCTCTAACCAAACTGGCTTGCCTAATTCTTCGCCAGTAGATTTCTTGTAAAGCTCTAATGGGATTGCGCCAATTGTGCCAGCGAGAAGGTTGCGGCATCGAGCAAGGGCTGGGACACCGAGAGCCTCGGTACGACCAACATAGGCAAACTGAAATGGCATCGCATAAGGCGAATATTCGCCAAGGACTTGCGGAGCATACTGCGCTTCAACATTAGCTGTTGGTGCTGCACCTGTAAGGCGCGAAAAGAGACCCATAGGTCGCAATTATACACTACATATAGATTATTCTGTGTATATAGCCGCTACCTGTTGTGGTTTGTAAAGCATATGGACAACCATTGCAGTAGCAATAGCACCAGAGACATCGCCCGCGCTCTTGCGCTTTACAATGCGCCAAGCAGAGTCATTGACCTTGGCTGCGCAGTTATTCATCTGCTGAATCCAGTTTGTTTGCCCCGCATGCACAAGCCTCTTTGAGTTCAGAGCATCGTTTAGATCGCCACAAGCCTGATAGAAGGATGCGCCAGAGATGTCTTGGACTATCTGACCAGCGTTAGCCAGCTTGTCTGCAATCGACTGGGCTGTGTACTTGTCGTAGCAGATTTGGCGCGGTCTGTAAAGGTCAGCGTGTGCTTTTATATCAACTGCAATCTTTAGATCATCAACTGCTACTTGTGATTCCCACGTTTGTAAGATTCCAATTCCAATGCGACCATCTGGGAGTATTTGCCCAGCAACCAAAGACGCATTTCTACGAGACGGGCTGACATCAAATGCAAAGACAGTATAGCCGCCCACCGGAATCGTGAGTGTTGAGTCGCTCGTCTCTTCAAGAATCCCATGAGCCCACGGACTAGCCAGAGAGTCAATCCATTGGCATAGCAGCTCTGTTCTAGTGTTTTCAATAGGGCTAGTCGCAACAGCTTCTTCAAGTGCTTCCTCGCTTATCGTATATCCGAGTGCTGGGTTGGCTTGAGCCCAACCTGCACGATCCGTAATCTTGCAATACTGAGGAGCCGAGTACTCATAGAATCCAAATGTCTTAGGCGGGTTCTCTAGGGCTCTTTCTCTCATGCCATTAAGGACTACCGAGAAAGCGTCTCCTGCATTTGAGGTAAGAAGCGTTTGAGCATTTGGACGCGCTCTAGTTGTAGGGATAGCAGCTCTATATCCTTCTTCGTTGATTTCTCGGAGCTCGTCAATAAAGAGAAAGTCTGCAGTTCTGCCTCGAGATCCATCTCTAGTTGCTGCAACAACATCGAGCCTTCTTCCATCCAACATCTCAATAGACTCTGTGCCGTTGGCATAGCGGATTTGCTTAACGAAGCCTTTGAGGTGGTCATTGTTCTCCAATACTTGAGCGACTTGTCTAAAGGTGTCCAAAGCCATGCTTCTGTTAGAAGACATGATTAGAACGTTGCGTGAGTCCCACTTGATGAGGTGGGCAAGGATGAGCATACGCGCTAGATGGGTCTTGCCGTTCTGTCTAGCGATAAGTAGCAGGTTTGTCTTACGAATCCAGTTTCCTTTAGCGTCCACAGTCAGCATGTCCTTTAACACATGCTCCTGCCATGGCAATAAAGGCATGCCGATAATCTCGCATAATTGCTTTACGTCATCGAGCTTAGTTTTGCCCTTGATTGGTATCGACTGAAGCCTTGGCTTGGTTGCCCCTCGTAAGGCTTTGGATCGTTTGGCTGGCATCGGGTCAGTTCTGGACTGGTTTGGCTGTAAATGGACTGTCTTGGTGGATTACCGACTGTGTCGGAGAGAGGAAGGCTGA